TGTGTTCTTCGAGTAATTCTTGCAGCAAACTATAAAATAAAGAAAACAATCCAAAAATAAAAGGATAGGATATAAATATATATAAAATTAAATTAAAATACTTTATATATATAATTATGGAATTAGCAATACCATTAGTCGCTCTAGGCGGTATGTATGTTATATCAAATCAAAATAATGCCTCGAAGAACAAATCAAACTCAAAAAAAAAGGTCCGTTTTGATAAGAAGGAATCCTTTACCAATATGGGAAGAAAACCCAATTATTTACCAAATACTGAAATCCCTCCTCAAAATTACCCCATTACAAATGAAAAGGAGTTATTAGATACCACTAATCATTACCCTAATCCAAATGTAGTGACGGATAAATATTTTGATCAAAATCTATTTCAACAAAAAGAGCGATCGGGGGTAAGTACGAGCAACAACATTCAGGAAATCTATTCTTTAACAGGTGATTTTTTGAACTCAGAGCAGTTCAAGCATAACAATATGGTTCCTTTTTACGGTGGAAAAATAAAAGGCAAGTTGTACGACGATAACATCGCGGAAACTGTTTTAGATAACATGGCGGGAGCAGGATCTCAAATGATTAAAAAGATAGAACAGGCGCCTTTGTTTAAGCCTCAAGAAAATGTGCAATGGGCTTACGGTATGCCTGATATGAGTGACTTTTATCAATCACGCGTCAACCCTGGAATAAAGAATAATATGGTAAAACCCTTTGAATCTGTTCGCGTGGGTCCTGGTTTAGACAAAGGATATTCCTCGCAAGGAAGCGGTGGATTCAATTCGGGTATGGAAGCGCGCGATTACTGGTTGCCTAAAACCGTCGATGAATTGAGAATTGCCACCAACCCCAAAGAAGAATTCTCTTTAGAAAATCACCAAGGTCCTGCACAATCGGTAGTTAAAAATGTAGGAAAAATTGGAACAGTTGAAAAATACACACCCGATACCTTTTTTATTCAAACACAGGATCGTTGGCTCACGACAACGGGTGCCGAAAAACAGGGCAGAATGATTGCCGAAGAAATCCAGAAACCAAGTCATCGTAATGATACCACTAGTTATTATGCAGGAACGCCGAACGCGACATTAAAAACGGCGAGTTATGTTCCCACCATTCATGAGAATCCCAAAAGAGTTGTATTACCCGTCAAAGATGTAGCGCATTCGAGTGCTGCGGGAAGGGGTCCAATTGATAATTTAGCAAATACCCATAACAATACTATCACGCATCGTTCTACCAATCGTGCCCAGCCATCTTTTGGCAGTGGATTCAGTCGAGCGATCGGCGCGGCAATAGCGCCCCTTATGGATGTGCTAAAACCTTCGCGCAAAGAAGAGTACAGTTGCAATATGAGAGTTTATGGAAATATGAGCGGCGAAGTTCCTCAAAATTACGTTTTGAGTCCAGGAGACACTGCGAATACTACAATTCGCGAAACGACAATATATACACCTCATGGAAACATTGGAAATCAAGTGGAGGGTGCTTACGTTGTCAGTGATCAACAAGCAATTCAAAATCAAAGAGATTCGACAAATTGTTCTACCCTTTCGGGTGCGGGCGGTGCTGGCTCCAAGTATGGAAATCGCCAATATGATGCCGATTATAGACAAACTATAAATTTGACAAAAGAAAAAACAATTGTATCGCGCACTAACCAAGGAAACGCCAGTTTATTCAATCCTGTAATGAATGCCACGGTGGCAAAAGTGGATAGTGATAGGAATAACAATCGTTTATGGGCGCCTGAGGCAGTTATCCCAGCGGGACCCAGTGTTCAAACTTACGGCAAAATCAATATGCCGCAATACAATAATGAATGCTATAGCTGCGAGCGTATTCAGCCTGATTTATTGAATGCTTTCCGCGATAATCCATATACGCATAGTTTGACAACTTCTGTCTGACAACCTTTGGGAAAGGTTGTGCCAAAATCCACCTTTGGGAAAGGTGGAGCCAAAAAACAACCTTTGGGAAAGGTGGAGCCAAAATCAACCTTTGAGAAAGGTTGAGCCAAAATCAACCTTTGAGAAAGGTTGAGCCAAAACGAAATATGTTGGATTTGGAGAGGATAATAGTTAGAATCGTTGTTTGGCTCAACCTTTTCCAAAGGTTGAATTATATACGTTGCGATTAAAATATAAAAACATTTTACTATTAATAAATAGTCACTGGTCAATAAATGTTTTTAGATATTCACCATTCCATAAAAGAGAAATTAGATTACTTTTATAAAATACACAAGATCCCCAATATTATTTTTCACGGGGCATCGGGTAGTGGGAAAAAGGCAATTGTCAGCAATTTTATTCATAAAATATATGATAACAATAAAGAAAAAATCAAAGATTTTGTAATGTGTGTAAATTGCGCACACGGCAAAGGTATTAAATTTATTCGCGAAGAATTGAAATTTTTCGCAAAGACGAACATAAATTCGAATGGCGGAGATGTCTTTAAAAGCATTATTCTTTTAAATGCCGATAAATTAACAATGGACGCACAATCTGCATTACGCCGATGTATTGAATTATTTAGTCATAGTACGCGATTTTTCATCGTCATTGAAGATAAATATAAACTATTGAAACCCATTTTATCCCGTTTTTGTGAAATTTATATCCCCAATCCCGTTTATAAAAACAAAGAAATTAATTTGTACAAATACAATTTGTTGAAAACCTTTCCATTTCAAGATATAAAAAAAACGAAAACAGAATGGTTGAAAAAAGAAATAGAAAAGAATATGAAACCTATGGTTGCCGAATTGAATCTAAAACAATTATTTACATTTGTTACAAAATTATACGAAAAGGGCTATAGCGCATTAGATATCATTCATTTGCTAGAAAATATCAATAATTATCCAGAGTTAAGTGATGCAAAACGAAGTGAATTATTGCTAGTGTTTAATCGTGTTCGAAAAGAATTTAGACATGAAAAATTACTGATTTTATTTGTTTTGAATTTTATTTATTTGAGTTCAAATGATAGTTTAGAAAATATTTCCTTTATGTAAATGGACGATTTTAATTTATCTAGTTTACATGAGTCAAAAAATGAATGGGGTGCTCGTTTACTAACCATATTAACGCCATTAATTTGCGAAGGTTTAAAATCTATTTTCGACGAATCCTATAAATTGTGTAAAAACAACAATGAATTAGATAAATATTTGATGACTTTCCAAAATTTTATTTCGAGAATCCCGAAATGGAATCCCAACGTGATCGAAGAAGAAAGTAAACGTATAGTAGAAAGAAGTCGTTGTGGATATTTAGAAGAATTGATTACATGTGTTCACATTATTCAATTGAAATTACTCACATCCATGCGCGTCGGTCAAAAACAGAAAAAAATAGATATCAATATTCCCAAATTGGACGATTTTATTCATAAGGCATATATTCACGTCGCTCGAAAAATATACAAAAATGTATATCTTTTTGAAATAAATATACCACCTCTTCAAATCCAGAAAAATAACCGCGAATTGGAAATTATCATTCAGGAGTGTATATTAAATACCATAAGAGATAGCATTCCAGTGGAAAGTATCTTAAAGGCTTATATGGATGAGACTGTGGAAGAGGACGTGATAGAAGACATTAAAGAAGAAATCGTTGAGGAGTCGAATGGACAAGGCGAAACCCAATTTGTCAGTGAATCGACGCCTGAGGAACCAAAGCCTATAAATAGTCCTATTGGTACAGCTGCTCTATCATTTAACGATCTAGATAGTGTTAGACATTTCGATAACAAAGAAGAAATGGTAAGCGCCCCTAAGAATATTGAACGTTTGGAGGAATTAAGTAATTTGAGAAATATGCAGAGAAAGTTGGAAGAGGAGGAAGAAACTGATTCAAATGTGAAATTACAAATTTATGACCAATCTGTCGAATTGAATAATTTAGATATTCAAGACATCAACCCACAAGAGTCGAACAAGGAGTTTGTACTCGATGATATTGAGATTTTAACGTAAGTTATACAAAAAGCGTTTGGATGCGTAAAAAGTGAATTTAGAAACTAAAAATATATGTTAATGGCTCATATATTTTTAGCTGCAGGTATTATTTCGGCGTTGTTCTTTATTGCGAAATTTATAGAAATGCGATTTATTGAAAAGGAAAACAAACCTTTGAAATTTTTAGTTCGCGATTCTTTGGTTGTTTATTTTAGCGTCATTTCAGGAAATTTTATATTGGAACAATTGAATCCGATTATGGAGGGGGGGATGGCTAACAGTCAGCCCTCGGTATTTACTGATAATCCAGGGTTTTAATAGTGGCAATGTGTTATCGCCCCGTCCACACCTTGACAATCATTTTATTCACCTTTTTATTTTTGAACTGTTCTTCGTATTGATCATATGTATAACCCCAATTTCCCGTCACTTGAATATTACCAAGCAAAGACTTATAATGAACTAATGGTTGGTGTTCTAAACAGAAGAGTAAACCAATAATGCGCTCCATAGCACACCGATCTGTGCGAGTTTTTACAAAATGAACCAAATTGCTAATTCCATATTTTTCTTCGAGTGAAGATAAAAATGAATGTTTGATATAAGCCTGCATCCCAAAACAGCATACAAAATTATCAGTGTTATAAATATTCATATTTACACCCAAAGCATGATTGGTTTGCGAAAGTAATTGCATCAATTTATAATTGTTCTTTAATCCTGAACAGATTCGTAATATATTATGCACGTTTTCTTTGTCGTAACTAAAATGCCAGAATGGTAAGATGGGTTCTTTTACTTTATCGAATGCTATTTTTTTATGTACGAATGCGCTGTCGTGTAATATTACCGCATTATCAAACCATGATTGATTCTTCAAAAAATAAACGTAGGGTAACAATTCGCCGCTTCCAGGGTATTCTGACTGAATAACGTTTACATTTTGATATTCAAAATCTGCCTTAATGAATTCAGGTTTACTATTGTCGTCTATAATAACAATCTGTTTGCGAGGATACAAGTGTCTCAATAATTTTACACTTTGATTCCAATATTTATTTGTTTTTTCTGAATTTACACAACGTGTAATTATAAAGCCGAACGACATTATTATATTAAAATAAAAAATTATAAGTCTTTATTTTAATTAAATTTATTTAATTAAATTTATCTACAATTCGTCAATATCTAGAATAAATGCGTTTTTTGGAATATTGGTTTTAGATACAACGTATTTTTTGAATTCACTTCGTTCAAGCTGGAGTTGTGGAGTGTGATTATGAACATGTCGGGCGATCATTTTATATAATTTAAAATCAGGGTATCTTTCGTCGCCGTTGTTTTTATACAAAACATTGATGCCATTATCGTCTAAACACCAGTCAACAACTAATTTGACTACTGGGTTGGTTTCCTGTAATTGTTTTAAATTATCAAAATCCTCAACGATGTAATCAAAAATAGAACAAGCGAGTCTACATAAATCAAAACTAAAATTAGGCTCTAATCGGGGCTTCTTTTCGTTAAAATATGGTTCAATATTGTATTGGGTCGATGCATCACCTGAATTATGGAAGCTATCGCTGCAAAATGTTTTTCCATCGAATTTATAAATCGCTCTACCAAAATCGATAATTTTATAAATTCTTCCAAAGGTGGGAACCTTGTAGTATTTCTTTTTGTAGTAATAATAAATGTGTTTTAATGGAGTGGTGTTATACATAATATTATTGGTGTGTAAATCATTGTGCGTAAAGGAAAATACTTTTTGATACGTAAGTAGCGTCATGATAATCTGCATAAATGCCGAAAACCATTCTTCGGTTTTCATTTCACTATTTAAAATGAGATCGTCAAATGTATTGTCGCATTTCTCCATGCAAATGACTTGTACTGGAAATTTGGGAATGGTTACAAAAATTTTTTCGTAATCGTCGCTCACGTCGGTATATTCACTATCATCATTTTCACTATCATCATTTTCACTATCATCATTTTCACTATCATCATTTTCACTCATTGTATCATCGCAATCACATTCGTCGCATTCATCATCGCCATCGCTTTCACTCGAATGTGTATGAGAAGTTCGAGACGAACAACTTGATCCAGATTTTAAGGTAGTCGTTTTATTTTCTTCTATTTCATTTTTAATACCACTTGTAACATCGATTAATTCTAATGAATTTTCTTTAACATCTTGTAAAGAAATAGAAATTTGGTTTTCAAAAATATTGTCAAATAAATCTTCTTGAATTGATTTTATAGATAACGATTTTGTATTTAATGCATCATCTTTATATATTTTTATTGGCGTTAAATTAAATTGTTGATCATGGGTAATTAAATGTGAATACTCTTCGATTTGAAACAAATTGTTTTGTTGTTTAATGAAAAAATCATTTTTGACTAAATAATCTAAATCGTCAAACACATCTAATTTAAAATTATTTTTTATGGATAAAAACGACCCGTAATAATCTACCCCGTGAATAAACTTTTTTTCATTTAATAATAGACTGGTTAAAAAGACAAAAAAGCCGTCCACGTAAGAAGAGTTGTTCATGTCTAGCATTTTGGGATGAACTTGTGCATTTTCTAGAGTCGGCAATCGAAATAAATCTGGATTTGTATAATCGTATTTTCCTATAATGTACTTGCATGGATCTAACAAAGGCGCCATTTTTAAGAATGCATTTTTTTGTATAGATATTGAATTGTCTAGATTGTTTATCAAACTACATGTGTAAATATTATCACTATCTGCATCATTTTCTTTAATTTCTCTAACACTCCACAATTGATTTAAATTGATTGAATTATAATTCGTATTGTTTAGTGAAAAAAAACGATTGTAAATAGGAATATAATTTTGCATGGCAGACAATTGTATGTTCTTATGAGTCTCTACATGTTTAAACAAATGAGTATTTTTTCGCTTTTGGTAATGAATGGATACTGTCATTTAGCTATTAAACATATAAATAATAGCTTGTTTTAACTTATTTTTAAAGATTTTGTAGTATTGAAAACTGCTAAAAGAAATCGTTCGTATTTTTGTTCCTTTTTCTTTTCCTAATTATAAATATCAATGAATCTAGAATTGAAAAAATTTGACATGAAATATATTAGTTTTAAAGCGAATGAAACAAAAGGGCCAGTCGTTGTTTTGATCGGAAGAAGAGATACAGGAAAATCCTTCTTGGTTCGCGATCTTTTATTTTACCACCAAGACATTCCCATCGGGACAGTTATTTCGGGGACAGAAGAAGGCAACGGATTTTATGGGAAATTAGTTCCTAAATTATTCATTCACAATGAGTACAATACTGTCATCATTGAAAATATTTTAAAGCGCCAAAGACAAGTCTTGAAACAAATCAAAAAGGAAGTCGAGACGTTTAAAAAGAGTACCATCGACCCTCGAACTTTTGTGATTTTAGATGATTGCTTATATGATGCCACATGGGCCCGCGATAAGCTCATGCGCCTCCTCTTCATGAATGGCCGTCATTGGAAGATAATGTTGATCATTACAATGCAGTATCCGCTAGGAATACCACCCACGCTGAGAACAAATATCGACTACGTTTTTATTTTGAGAGAGCCGTATATTGCAAATCGTAAAAGAATCTACGATAATTATGCGGGAATGTTTCCAACTTTTGAGTCCTTTTGTCAGGTGATGGATCAATGCACAGAGAATTACGAGTGTTTGGTTATTAATAATAACTCCAAATCTAACAAACTTCAGGATCAAGTCTTTTGGTACAAGGCGGAGAGTCATAACGATTTTAAATTGGGATCGAAAGAGTTCTGGGAGATGTCGAAAAAAATCAACTCCGACGACGAAGATGAACAATATGACCCGAGTAACGTTAAAAAACGCGGCTCAGGGCCTAAAATCAGCGTCAAGAAGACCAAGTGGTAAAGGATGTGCGTCAGGGGCACACCCTTTACTATAATTATTCGGCTTCTTCTACGATATTTCGTCTTGGGACCACAGATACGTGTATATATATGTCATTTAGTAAATCAAACAAATCAAAATTTTTATCATATGGATCAAATCTAATAAATCTACAACCCAGAAGTTGAGTAATAATGCTTTGACGCTTGATATCGTTTAATTTATTTTCAGGATTTTTATGGTGTGTTTCGTCACATTCAATTGCAAGTAAATATTCTGGAAAATATAAATCTATCCTATAGTTGTCAATTTTATATTGCGGTTTTATTATGTTGCCATCAAAAGTTTTAAGAATACAACTGATTACATCACATTCAATATTCAAACAGTATCTTGTCATAATGTCAAAATTATTTTTTTTTGAAAATTCGATTGACTCTGGTTTTCTACTTCTAGTTAGCAATTTAATTAAACCTTTATATGTAAGATAGTTTGTTTTTTGAGGACACACCGTTCCTACAACTAATTTTTTTTCATCATCACAATAATTTTGTATGCTCGTTCTAATATTGGTTATTTTCAATATTTTTGAAATATCTTTACTTCGATATAATGTATAAGGAGGTAAATCGCTTATGATTGTTTCACAGTCATAGTTACTTTTTATTCTATTTAGAATATCAATTTCTTGTTCGTAGGTTGTCATGGATGTATATACATGCATTACATCCATTTATTTAAGTTATTTTTGACATAAATATAATAATCGATTTTACACATTTTCACCTTTTATATTTAACAATTCCGCCAGACGGAATTATTAATAATATAAAAGGTAATTTATCGGTTGCAAAGTAACAGTTGCCAAAGCACGTTCAAAGAACGCCCGCCTAAAAGTGGGCGTTTTAAATGTGCAGTGAAGTTAAGAAGATTGAAATAATTAAAATATTTGCCAAATTAATTTTCTCCATAGAATTATAATAGAATGGAATGGAAACAGCTTGGTTCAGATATTAACGGCGAATCAATATATGACAACTCAGGTTATTCAGTTTCGTTAAGTGGTGACGGTACAAGAGTGGCGATTGGCGCGACAGATAATGATGGAAATGGCCCTTATGCAGGCCATGTGCGAATTTACGAGTTTTCAGGGGGTACTTGGTCGAAAATGGGTGAAGATATTGACGGTGAAGCAGCATATGATTACTCGGGTTATTCCGTTTCGTTAAGTAGTGATGACGGTACAAGAGTGGCGATTGGCGCGCCATATAATGATGGAAATGGCCCTTATGCA